GATATCGTCGTTGATGATCGCCTGACGAGAGATCCCAATAATGTTGCCGCGGGTCTCAGTGGTGAGCTGGAACTTGAGACCGTCAGGGATCGCCTTGTTCTTGAACTCGCCGTCTTCGGTGAGGGTGTCGAGCACACCGAAGGAGCCGGTGCGGTACCGGTTCGACGGGCGGAAATCCTGCACACTGTCGACGCCGCAGAACCGGCGCCAGGAGTCGGCCTGCTGCGCGTACGCGCCGAGCAGGACCTTGTACATGATGTTCTCGAGCAGCACCGTGAAGTCAGAGGTCGACGCGCCGGCCGAGCCACGCTGCATCGTGAACGCCTTGCCGACGACCTCGCTGGCCGACAGACCCCGCGTCTTCACGCCGGAGCGCTCAAGCGACTCGCGAGCCAGGTCGAGCAGAGAGTAGGAGCGGAACTCGCCGCCCTCGTCGGTCGGGTCGAAGTTCTTGAACGCGCGCTGCACGCCCGGCGCCTTGTGCGCCTTGATCGCGTCGAAGTTCTGCAGGATTCCCGAGCGGCTGAGCAGGGCCGCGGTCGCGCCGCGCATCCACTTCTCGCCGTCCGCCTCGCCCGTCTCGATGCCGTGGCCGACCGGAGTGTTGCCCACCTCGATCTTGTCGGCGCGCGAGGCCATCTCGTCGAGCACGGCAGCTCGGGCCTGATCGAGGGGCGTGCCGTCGGCGATCAGCTTCTCGCCAAACTTCTCCTCGAGCTTCGCAGCGCGAATGGCGCTGCGAATGCCGACGGCGCGCTCGCGCTCCTGGCGCGCGGCGTCGTCGGCGATGCGCTTCAGATCGACGGCAGGGGCAGGCGGCGCGGGAGGAACGGCGGGCGCGACGCGGGTCTCTTCGGGCTTCGGTTCCACGGGCTTCCTTTCATCCGCGGAGACGATCTCCACGGGGTTGAGCGTGTGAGCGGGGGCGCTGCGGATCGCCGCTTCGGCGTCCGCGCCAACGGCGACGACAGAGACCTCGTTGGGCTCCCAGTCGATCGCGCGCAGCGTGGGGATCTTGTTGTCGATCCCCGTGACCTTTTCCATTTTGTACGTGCGGTAGCCGACCGAGACGTTCCGCACGATCTTGTCTTTGATCTTCTGGAAGAGCTTGTCGGCCTCGGGGTCGACGCCCTCGCGGACGAAGCGGACGGTCGCCGTGCCCACGCCGTTCGCGAGACGGGCGTTCTCGATCACCCCGAGGGTGCCGTCGACGTCGTAAGAGTCGTGGTTCCGGAGGAACGGGGCGCGGCCGCTCTCAAGGCGGCCCATGCGAACGTGCTTCGGATCCATCGACAACTCTTCGAGGAACTGACCGTCCCAGCCCCACCGGAGTACGGGTGCCCCGACAGACCAGGTGAGTTCGAACGTGCGCTTCTCGGTGTCGACGTTGCCGACCTCAGCGCGTGTCGAGTGCGGCGCGAGTTGTCGCTGCTGAAGGTTGGACATTACTCAGTCTGCTTAAGGAATCTGGAATCTGTTGTCAAGCGGCCGGGTCGGCGGGAGCCGGTGTGGTCGGTTCCTCGGGCGGCTGCGCCTGGCCGGCGGCCGTCACCCTGCGCGGGTCGGAGTCGAGGACGATCCCGGCAGCGTCGAGCGCCTTGAGGTCGCGAGCGTACTCGGCCAGGTGGTGCGCCGGCTCGCGGCCCTGCTCGCGGATCATCTGGCTCAGGGTCATCGCCCCCGTGCGCACGAGGCGCTGATAGGCCAGGCCCTCTTTGTCGGGCTCGAGCAGCGGGAGTGCAGGCGGCGTCCACTCGACGGAGGGCACATAGGGGAGCTCGCCGGCGGCCACCGCCGACTCCATCGCCCAGTTCCAGACCGGCGTGCAGAGCAGGGGGATCAGCAAGTTGTACTGCCAGTGCTGCACGTTGCCCTGGTACGCGAGCCGGCCCATGCGCGCGCTCGAGAAGTTGACTTGCGAGTAGTCGCCAGTGAGATCCTCGTAGGTGATTCCCAGGCCGGCGGCGACCTTGCGCAAGGTGCGGACGGGGAGCGCGTCGCTGGTGAGGCCCGGCGGGTTGGCGATCGACACCGCGCGCCCGGGGGGCAGGTGGTGAATCATGCCGGGCTCGAACTTCTCGACGCCCTCGTCGCCCTCGTCGTCGGTGCCGCCGAGGTAGCTGCCGACGCCATCGGTGTCGGTGACGAAGGCGGCGAAGCACGCGGAGATCTTTTGCTTCATGAGCTCGGCGTCTTCGTACTCGTCGAGATCACGCAGGTTGACGATCGACGCTCCGAGCCACGACACACCGCGCGACTGCCCGGGGCGCTCGACGTCGTACAGGTGGATGATCTCCGACGCGTCGATCCGCTTCGGCGCCTGCATGTTACGACCGCTGCCCGGGTGGGCGCTCCACATCCAATAGGCCGCGCGCCGACCGAGTTTGTCGAACTCGACCCCCTGAATGATCGGCCCGCCCGCTTGGGAGTCGAGCGCGTTCCATGCCGTGTTCAGGTAGTCGGCCTCGAGCACCTGGAGCTGCAGCGGGATCGTCAGATCGTCGACAGCGCGGCGCGGGCGACGGCGCAAGAAGACCTCGCCGTCGCTCACAAGCGAGCGCATAGCCAGGCGCTGGATCCCCGCGAACGTGGCGCGGTTGTCGCTCTCGCACTCGGTGGTCTCGGCCCAGCGCTTCCACAAGGCGGCCGCCTTCTCGACCACCGCCGTGTCGGCGTCCACCGGCGAGGGCTGGATCCCCCAGCCCGCGGCGCCGTTCGCGATCGTCGCGACGCCGCGCTTCGCGTAGCCGTTGTTCCGGATGAGATCTCGAGCGTGGTTGCGGAGCTCGCGCGCGGCAGCGCGGAGCACAAAGTCAGCGTCGAGGGTGTCGCGGTGCCAGCCGTCGGTTCGACGCCCCGGCTGCGCGGCCTCGAAGTGCCGCGCGAGCGAGTCGACGGTCGCGCGCGCCCTGAGGCGCTCAAGCGCGTACTTCGGCGCCACGGACAGCAACACCCGGTCCCACCACGTCGGCTCGATCTTGATCATCACATTCCCTTGCGGTAGCCGGCCACGCGATAGCCGCGCCGGTTGCCCGCGGCATCGCGCACAGCCGCGTTCACCTGGGCCAGCAGGGCCTGCATCTTCGGCAGGTCGGCGGGCTGGTAGACGACGGTTCGAGCCGGGGGCCCTGCGTAGGTGACGGTCTGCACACCCTGGCCACTGCCCAGGGCGAGCACCGCCGCCTTGAGCTGGTCGACGTCCGCTTGGCTCCAGATCGGTGTCACAGCCATGACCCTCGCCTACCACGGCCGCCCCAAAAACGCGAATCTGGAATCTGGCGGCGCACGGGAGCGGGCGCTCGAGGGGGGACAGGGGCCGGGGGTGGAGCAGCCGAGGCGACGGGCGGGGCGACCGGGGGTGACGCGGGAGTCGGCGCGCGCTTGCTGCTGCTGCGCCGGTCGATCCCTTGGAGCGCCGCCGCGGCGCGCGCGTAGACGCGGCAGTCGAGGTAGTGGTTCTCGCGGCCGGGTAGCTTCTGCCACTCGTGCACGCTGAACCCGCGTTTGTTCGTCACGGTGACGAGCTGCTCGGCGGTGATCTGCTTGAACCAGTCTTCGCCGTGCTCCGGGAAATGGCAGAACCCCGGCGGCGTCGGGAGGCCGCTCTCCACCGTGGGCGGGTCGATCCGCAGGAAGCCGTAGAGCTCGGTCTTCGCGACGCTGACGCCGACGGGCCACACCTTGTACCCGCCGCGGAGCTTCCGGCCGCTGACCGTCACGTCGACCGGCGTCGGCGAGCTGATGATCGTCCGCTGCTGCGCGACGCCCTTCGTCGCCATCACACGCGAGAGCGGGTGCCGCTTCGCCCAGGCGTAGGTGTTCTGCGTGCGGTAGCCCGAGTCTACCGCCAGGGTGGTGATCGCGTGGGCCACGCCGCCCGGGCCGGGGAACGTGCGCGAGAGCAGGGCGTCGAGCTTCTGCCACTCCTCTTCGTTCGCCGTGTCGCCGGGGATCACCCCCGCGTCGATCGACCACGACTCGCGGTTCTCGCCCCACCCGACGATCTCGTACACCCAACGGTCGAGCTGCACGTCGACACCTGCGGTGATCAGCTTCACACCCTCGGGCACGGTGCCGATCTCGTAGGTCTCTCGTCGCAGGTAGAGCCGCTGCCAGTCGGGGGCTTCGCCGCGCTCCTGCCAGGTCTCGCCAAGCGTGGTATTCACGAACGTCTTGAGCTGCTCTACACCTCCGCGCTTCGCCTCGAGGAACTCGCGCGCGATGTCGCCCCACGTGGCGTTCGGGCTGAACGAGTAGGCGGCCCAAACGTGAAACGAGGCGTGGCCCGCGAACGGTTTCGCGGCACGCCACTCGCCCGCGGTGACCATGTCGCGCTTGTGCCGGTGCTCAATGACGCAACCGTTCTGCGAGCAGACGAAGTGCGCGTCGTCGGGGGCCGCGGGATCGAACTGCATGAAGTGCCCGCCACCCTCGGCGCGCTCGGTGAAGACGAAGAAGTCGAAGTGGCCGCAGTGCGGGCAGGGCACGTAGTAGCGGCGCTCGTCTCCCTGGTGGAAGAGCTCCTCGATCCTCGAATGGCCAGCGATGAGCGGCGTCGAGCCCGCGATGATCTTGCGATCGAAGTAGAACTCGCTGCGCTTGATTCCCAGGCGCACCGGGTCGCCATCGCTGCCCGCGCTCGGTGGATACCCGTCGACCTCGTCGAAGATCACCACCTTCCGCGAGATTCGGCGGAAGCCAGCGCCAGAGTTCGCGCCGACCATCGAGAGCACGCCGCCGGGGAAGCGCTTGTGCAGGATCGTGTTCTGGCCCTCGCGCGGGCCCTGCTCTTCGGCGTCTTCGAACATGATCCGCGACAGCGCCGGGGTGTCGCGCAGCATCGGCGCGATCTCCTCCTTGCTGTAGCCCTGCGCGTCTTCGACCGTCGGCTGCACCACGAGGATCGGGCAAGGTGCGTGCTGTACGTAGTAGCCGATCGCCGCGTTGATGCACTTCGTGTAGCCCACGCGCGCGGACTTCATCACGCTCACGTGCATCACCCGCGGGTCGGTGATCGCGTCGAGGATCCCCCGCTGGTACGGCAACGTTTTCCACTTGCCGGGTGCAGCGGCGCTCTCGGCCGACAGGTAGAACTCGGTGTCGGCCCACTCGGAGAGCGTCAGGCGCGGGGGCGGCCGCCACGCGCTCCGGGCCTGGGCCACCACGCTCTCGAGGTCGGCGTACGGGCTCACCGCGCCAGTTCCTCGAGTGCGTCACGAACGATCGTCTCGAGGGCCTCGAGGTCGGTGATCGACAGGTGGGGCAGGGCCTGCTTTGCCCTCGTAGGGATCTCGAGCAGCCGCACCTTGCACGCCGAGAACACGTCAACGAGTTTCTGCTCCACGTCCCGCGCGGGGATCAGCTCCTTCGCCGCCTCGCGGAATTTGAGCTCCTTGAGCTGGGCGTCCCAGTGCTTCGCCAGCGCCGCGGCCCGGGAGAGGTCGACCTCGCCAGGACCGGCGGGGGGCTCGTCGGGCTCGGGTTGGGCGGCGGGGGTCGGTTTGGGAGCCACGGCAGGCGCGCGTTGGGGGGCGTCGGTGTAGTCGGTGTTCGCGGCCCACTCACGATCCGCCAGGTCGGGATCGGAGATCCCCACAGCCCGGCCAGTGGCGTCGCGCACCACGCTCGTCGGGAGCCGGCCACGCGCGGCCGCCCTCGAGACAGCCATGGTCGTCACGCCCCGGCGCTTCGCGTAAGCGGTCAAAGTTATTGGCTTAACGGGGCTTGAATCTGGAATCGGAGCGGCCATAACCGACACCTATCACGGGCGGTTACGGCCTCGCAATCGACCGACCCTCAGATGTAGGCAAAGGTAGCCTGTCCGGTAAACCCCTAAAACAACTAGCACCTAGTGAGATTTCGCGCTTCTGCGACC